TCATAACACCCCCAGTAATGCCTGGCTTAAGCGCGCAGCGCGGAACGCATATCCCGCATCATTAGGGTGAACGTTGTCATACGCGGTGTATAGCGTCTTATTCCTGGCGTTTACCCAGTCAGACACATCAATAAAAGGAAGCCCGAGCGTTGAGCACAGCGCCATAATTGCACTGCGGATGGCGTTAAGCTGGGCGTTTGAGCCAATCGGCGTGGCCGGGCCTATTACAACGATTGCAACCTCAGGGCAATGTTGCTTGATCAAGGCAACTGACTCGGTGAAGTTCGTCTGAAGCAACGCGATACTTGTTGTGGCCCAGTCGTTGTACCCGAGGGACAGAAAAACGTATTCAGGTTTACGGGTTAACGTCCACAACTTGGACTTAATGCGCTGCTGCGGTTGCGTGCTGCCGGTTGATACCCAACCACTACCACCAACACCATCAGCAAGCCCGTCAAAGCCCAGCGTGTCACAGATGATACGAAAATCATTGAAACTAGACTGCGAAGCCATCGTGCCAAATGTGTACGAGTCGCCAAGTTGCCAGACAGTAGGCCGCCAGCGGGTCGGTGCCCATAAAGTGTAAGCCTGTCCGACGATCACCCCGCCAAACGCAGTATTCACACCCCGTAGGGTATAGGTACGGGTTTTAACCACACCGCCCCAGTCAATGGTGTAAATGTAAGGCGCGCCTGATGTGTCAGTCGTTACCGCTGCTGATGAAATTCTCTGCCCGTCAACATACAGATCGTACTGGCAGTTAAATCCAATGAGCCTGAAATCAAGGGCTGGGGCATCACTGCAAAAACTGATCGCACACTGTGTGCCGTTACCGTTGCCGTTCCCCATATAGCCGGATGCGTCAGGTAAGTTAGCAATATTGCTGCCAAGATAGCTAAACCATGCCCCACTGCGTGACCAGGTGGCACCATTGTAGATTGACGATGCGACGCCAGCATTCCATGTGAGGTTAAAGATAGCGCCAGTGCCGGAGCCGCCTGTAACCGATGCCGGGTTTGCGGGAGTGGCTGTGTATACGCCCGGTCTCCCAACCGCTGCCGCTGTAATCGCGCCCTCGGAAGACACGGAAACCACAGTGATCGAGGCTGCCGCAGCCGATGTTCCGCCGACCACAGTCAGCACATTACCGACGGTGTAGCCGGTGCCACCTGAGGAAATACTTACGGCTGACAGGCCGGTGCCCTTTGTCAGCGTATACGCTGGAGGGTTACTCATCACCGGAACGGGGCCGAAGTCCAGTTTCTGGTTACGGCGTAACTGTGAAAGCCAGTCAGCCAGCGCTTTATTTTCCGATGAGCCGCGCGCTGCCGCTGCTGTGGCCGGAATGGTCATCGGCATAATCAGTACCTCCCGGCGCTAAATGGGATGACCGAATCAGCATAAACAGAGACAGCCAGCGTGCCTGACCATTCGTAATACGCGCCGGGTGGCAGCAGGTATGATCCGGGGGTATAAGGTGCTGCTGCGCCGCCCATATCGTTAAACCACAAGTTGACGGTCGTAGACAGGTTCTGGATGCGATACCTGATGGCGTCCTGTTTTGCAGCCATTATCTGAACGCTGGTTGCTGCGACAGTATTGCCTGAGTGATCTTCCTGGCTGTTTGCAGGTACAGGCGCAGGTGTATTTTGAACAGGGAAAAGTGTACTCGTGCTCATTATGCGTCCCTCACCATTGCAAACCAGTATCTCGCATCATCTTTAAACAGGTATACAGACGGGTTCCCGCCCTTGGTCTCATCTGCCGATATCAGATACCATCCTGATGGACTGGCAGGAATGTCAGCATAAGTCGGGGCAGTGACTGCAGGATTACCGAGCAGCGACAACATCTGCTGATAGGCCTTCTGAATCGCAAGTAACATGGCATCCGTATGAGAAGTCATTCCTGCCAGCAGATAGTCATTCAATGTCCCATCTTCGGTTTCTTCCGAAACCAGAATCACCCCAAGTATCTGCTCGCTTGCAGTCCCTTTTTTCACTGTGACCTTATATCTTCCATCTGACAGGGATATCTGGTAGTGACCCTCAATGGTCGTAACCGTCGAAGAGGCGAGTTTCGAAAAGGAATCTGCTGTGGTTTCAAGTAACTCAAAACGGATTAACACCCCTGCAACAGGTTCACCGTCAGGATTCTGGTATGTCCCGGATAATATTTTCATAACTTTTTAGCCGTTAAGTAAAAAATACTCAGCCCCGACGCATATGATGCAGTGTTTTCGTTTAAGCAGGTTCCACAGGCCATACGATGTCCGGTGCGTTGTCTGTGTTTACCTGTTTCAGTAAGCGGATGTAATCCAGCCACTCTTTCAGGCTTGCCTTGTCCGCATCACCCAGAGAACCCAGCAGCAGTTCACTCTGCCATTCGCCAATGGTTTCACGGGCCGCAGCCAGAAGCGTGTCACGCCGGGCAACGGCGTCTGCAACCTGTGCCGCTTTCTCCGCCGCCTCATCCTTTATCCATTCCTGCCCGTCCCATTTCATAAACGGGCCGGAGGGTGCGGTACTCACCGTGTCAGGCGGCAGCGCACCAGGCGCATCGATGTATCTGGCTACACCGGTTGCGGTGCCGTAAACGGTTTCACCCCGGTGATCTTCTGTCAGCGACCATGTTCCGGCCTTCTCATCAAACACGGCAACATGTCCGGCGGGGATTTCCGGTGGTGCCGTTTCCGTACAGCAGGCCGGAAGGCCGGTATGGGGAGGAAGGTATGTATCACTGGCCCCGATAAATTCGCGGGTGTCAGTGCGCCAGTTATATACACGCAGGGTCTGTGGGATGTCCTTCATTTCAAAAGCCATTATGCGAGCCTCACTAAGTAATTAAATGCGATATTTTTCACGGTGTTTTCGGCATTACCGGTGGCATTCACAGTTACCGTATGGGCGTGAGCGCCGAGAGCGACGGTGTGGGCATGTGCGCCGATAGCCACGGTATGGGCATGGTCACCCACAATAGATGTATAGTTTGTTCCTGTACCTCCATCCCCCTGGTTCCCCTTCGGTGCGGCAGTACCGTCGTTGTTATTTCCCTTGATAGTGAAGGAGTGCTGATGGCCCCCGGCTGCGGATGTGCCTTTATTCCCGTAATCGAAACTGGATGTGGTCGGGCTTCCCAGGTCGGTCGCTGCGGTCGCGCCGGTATGCCCATGTGACAGCACACCATCAGCCTCAAAACTCAGCACAGCGCGACCACTGACAGGCTTGCCTTTGATGGTCTGCCCACGCATATCCGGAATAACGCCACCTGGATAGGCGATTGCAAGTTGTGGATATTGATTTGTATTAAAAGTCTGCCCCTGCATCAGGGCGTAACCGTCCGGTACGGTGTCTGATGGCCAGGGGATGGGAACCCCGACCGGCAGGAAGTTATCCAGTCCCAGAAATGAGACAATCTCGCCGGTACTGCTTTTTGATAGCAGGCTCCTTGCTGTGGCGGTTAAATCTGTAAGTGCTGCCGCACCGGGCCCGGTAAAATAAGGTAACTTATTTGCTGCACCGACCAGACCGGCAAGTGCACCCAAAGTGTCATTCTTTGCTGCGAAGATCTGTCGAAGCGCATCCAGTAATTGCCCGGTAGTTGTTTCAGGCTCAATACCCGCTGCAGCAAGCACAGCGATAAGCTCTGCCTGTGCATCACGAATCGTGTCCTGCACATTATTGAGATGCCCGGCGGTAACGATTGTCCCCAGCTCACCGTTCAGCGGGTTACCGTCATGGAATTTATTATCCGGTGTGCCAATGGGAGGCATTAAAGGCCGCATTATTCGTTCTCCTGATATGCGAAGTAGCAAAAGGTATGGGCAGGCTTAAGGTCACGGAACACATCCTCAATAACAGGGTCGCCGAATGCCGTCAGCCTTTCCCCGGCAGCAGAGCTACCAGCCCGGAAACGATAGACCTGTGTGCCTGAGTTCTGGACGTTGACACGCCACACCCAGATAATGTCTTCCACCCAGAGACTATCTCCTGCCCGGTTTACACCCGCCCGGAACGGCTGTGGCTCGTCAATCGTGATGGTGTAACCCAGGCTGGCGGCCAGTCGGGTGAAATAAGGAATACTGAGGCCGCCCACCTCAGCAAGCTTTGCCAGTACACGCTGCATGCGCTGCTGATAAGTCGCACCTTCGGGCGGAACCAGCTCAAGAACCCTTTCCCAGTCAGTGATAAGACTGCGGGCATAAAAGGGAGTAACCCCTCCCTCAGCCAGACCGGCGCTGGCATCAAGGCTCTGAAACATATCGGCCTCTGAGCGCAGGGAAGCATCAAGAAATGGCTCCCCCGGACTGTAGGAGACCAGGGGTAAAAGTTGATTAAGGAGGTTGTAATAGCTCACAGCGGCTCAACCTCCACATTTCCCAGGCGCAGCCATTCAACCTGTTCCTCGTCAATCACGGGCTGGATATTCGCGGCGGGTGTGACGATTTCATAATCAGAAATGCCCGGCAAAAGCGAAATCAGCGTGCCCGCCTGGCTTCGGATAAATGCCGCGCCAGGCTCTCTACGGGAGTCATCATCCTGCAGAACGGAGGTAATGGCCGTTGTTGCATCGGCAAGGGTAATACCGTCCAGACTCACCTTCACCACTACATCAAAGGTGTGGATCGCTGGCATGATAACCAGCGTGTTTTTGGCGGTGACCGGGCGGAGATCATCGATATAAGCCTGAGTCCTGTCGATTACATCCTGTGATGGCAAGCCTCCCGCAGAGGTGACAACCACATCCACCGTGCCAAGCCCTCGCCGCAGAGGGTACACATACGCCGCTGAAACGCCGCTGACTTCCAGCGCCCAGCGCTTGTAGTCGTATTTATTGCCGCCAGCGGGCGGGCGACGAATAATCTCAAGCAGTCGGGTAAGCAGCTCACCATCACTTTCCTCATCGGTTCCACCGCTCATCACCCCCACGCTGACTGTGCTGTCAAAACCGTCCGGTGTGGTGGTCAGAGTGGCAGTGGTGGTCGCTGTGGTATTACCGGCCGCACCGCTAAGGGACGATACCGCGCTGACGGTGGCGGTGCCGTCTGCACCAATGGTGATATCTTCTGTGGTTGTCCATGAGACGCTGTCACGCTTAAAAACCAGCCCAGCCGCTGCTGTGGAATCTGGATCACCGGTAAACCCGGCAGCCCCGGAGGCGCTGTTTGCGGCCTTTTTAGTCAGGCCACGCGTGCGGGCATGAAGATAAAGATATTCGGCGTCCGCCGTGTCGGGGAAAATCTGGCGGACAATCCAGCCCTGGTGCTGATACAGACCTTCGGCCACGCTGGCCACAGAGGAAGCCCTCACATACCAGTCGCTGTCCGGGCCCAGTTTTTCGTCAGACAGCTGCAGGAGGTTTTTGATATCCCGCAGAAGGTCATCGCGAATTTGTGCGGCAGTTTTGGTAATGAATGGCATCAGCTGACCTTAACCGGAAGTTTCCAGGTCTGCGACGTTCCGCTCGCAGCCGTGACGGTGACCAGCAACAGCATCCAGCCTGGCCGGTAATGCTCTGCGCTGATCTCAATGGACGTGGCGCGGCCATCATCAATGATGGGCTGCAGCGCCTGCTGTGCATACTGGACGGCCAGCTTTCTTACGCGCGAAACATCTTTCTCGCGCCGCAGAGTGTGCAACAGGGAACCCAGAGACGGGTCAGCCCACCATGAGCCGAGCGGCGTCATTAGCCGCAGATAAACAGCATTGGCAAGAGTGTCGGTGGTTTCCCCGGTGTAATCACCAGTGGCCGGATCAATAAGCATTTCCATGCCGCTATACTGGCGGCACGGGAAGATAAATTCGCGGTGAAGGGGTTCAGTGGGATGGATACCCGGACGGGGAAAATAACGTTACCACAAATTACATCGGCTGGTCAGGTATATCCGTGGTTCCCGCGTCACCTCCATGATGATGCGTGTGGTCATCATAAATATCGCGCATCCCGTTCATCGTCGATTTGCCGTCAGAGATGTCATCGCTGCCTTTTAATAGCGGTGTTTCAAAACTGGCCTGTTCCGATGCTGTGACATCGTAATTTACCGTATTGACCTGGTATTTATTTTTCGCATTAACAATATATTCATCGCAGCTCACTTCGATAATTTTGCCGCGTTTTAAAATAATGTGGCTGCCCTCGTCGGTATAGATAGCCAGCTCACCGCTTTTGAGGTTCTTCAGCCGGTATTGCGCATGCTCGGTGGCAATCACGATACTATGACTGGTTTTGCCATTAAGCGGCAGCATGATGGCCTTGGTGCCTTTGGGCGGGTTCGAGGTGAAGCCATATTGCTGGAACATTTCCACATCCTGCAGGGTCTCCGTTGCCAGCGCCTTTCCCTGGACAGTCTGAATGTCACCGCCACTGTTAACGCGGATTAAAACGCCCCTGAAAGCCATTCTTATCCGGTTTAACGCCCCGTTAATACGGGCATCAATTCTGTTCCACATCGATAATCTCCAGGTCTTTATTCACTTTGGCGCGGCGTTTGCGGGACTTGCGTTTTTTCGGGTAAGCATCCGGTATCCAGATGCCATCCTCTTTCAGGCGCAGTGTGGTGACGGTATTATCCGGGCGACCGCCGGAAAATTCACGCCCCATAAGGAAGTAGATAGCGTCAATGCCATGCGGCTCACTGCGTACACGAATACGCTGGCCGGGTTCCCAGAGCTGGCCACTTTCCATGCGGTGCCCTTTAACAATGGCGGTGAGGTCGTACCCGCTCAGCCGGGCATCAGCCATGGCCTTGCGGGCGCGGTAGTCCACCTGCGCCTGATTATCCGCGTCACCGGCAACCATAATCTGGGGGCGATAATAAGGCACTGTACTGTCACGAACGACGCTGCGTAGGCCGTGAAAACCGTTCTCTGCCGAGCCGGTGTTGTTAAATATGTCATCCAGATCACCATCATCATCGTCGTCTTCAGCAGCAGTCTCTGCACTGTCCACATCAATAATGTCAAGCTGGCCGGATTTTTTCCCCTGGCCGTGCCCCTGTGCCAGCACCGTAAGCTCAGAGAACGAGCCGGTAATGGATGACCGGTCACTCAGATCGAGCACGTTATTTCCGCGCCCGTCACGGTTGAGTACCAGTGTGGCCACCGGGTCTTTTGTATAGTCCGGGCCGCCGATAACCAGCGTCCCGTCCGGCTCAAACCACGGCCACAGACCGCGCGCAGCAGCGGCACGCTCCAGCGTGTCCCAGGCTCGTTCGCCGGGTTCAACACTGACTTTGTCATTACGTGTTGATGATTCAGCCTCAAGGCGGATATTGGTCACACCCAGCGGCCTGACGACCTGGGCTATCACTTCCTCAAGGCTGAGCTGGCGGGACGTGAATACCGGCGAGGCGCAGTCGACAAGAATCGCCGCACCATCGCGCCCGGAGAGGGACAGCGACACCTGCTGACGGGACACGCGCCGCTGGATTGTGTCCACGCGCCCGGACATGATCACATCGTTGCCCACCCTGACCAGCACCGGCACGCCGCGTGTGATGGCTGGCGGAAACACGCCATCGGGCAGGCCCAGCGTCACGCTCCAGGCATCGGAGGGCACCAGAAAATCAGAATCAATCTGGTAACGGCTCCAGGCGCTGTGGATTTTACCGTCAATGACCAGACTCACGGTGTTCTGCGAGTCCTTATCTTGAGTAAGCATTGAGCACATCCCCCGCGTTTAAACTGTTGGGGTCACGCAGCGACGGATTCAGGCGCAGCAGCTCGGCGGCGCGCGTGTAATCCTCATACCAGAGATGGGCGAGCAGATGCAGGTTGGTGTCAGCCGGAACCGTCCGGCTGGTCAGCGGCGGGCGGCTGGTGATAACGGCTGCGCCAAGTTCCTGAACCGTCAGGGCGATATCTTTCAGACTGCCGACAACCGGCTGCCAGGCAATCCCGCTGGCGGTTTCACCGGCGCTGACATTCTGGGTGTCGTCAGCGAACGCGGCGCGGGTCTGGTCGATAGCCTCCTGCAGAGCCGTGCGGGTGTCATTGGTGATTTGTTCAATATCGGTCGGTGACAGAATATCGCTGATGCTCTCATCGCTGAGAATATCCGAGGCATCGAGCGCGAGCTGCAGGGCAACCTGGATTTTGACGGCGGTGACCAGCTCAGTGATATCCGCCGTGGATGAACCTGACGGGACAGTGACCGGGGCCGTGGTCTGCCCGGTCACCAGTTGCTCCGGCATCGTGGCCACACCCTTAAGCTCTGCATGACCACTTTTCCAGTCGGCCATCACGATACCCGCCGTTCCTGCCACGTCCGAGGACTGCGCATAGCTCCCCGGATTGTTGCTGACGGAGGATTTTGACGTGAGCGAGGTCAGGCTGAGGGCGCTCTGCAGGTCGTTCATGAAGGCTTTGGGATAGTTCACAAAATCCGTGGTGGTACTGATAAACCCGGTCAGTTCCCCCTTAAGGACAGTCACCATGTTCAGCGCAGTGGTGGACAGTGATTTCGCCCGCTTCATCCACTTCCGGGCTGTTCTCAGCGGGGAAAGCAGGTTATCAATGGCGGTCTGCGCCTGGCCAAGTGCGGACTGCGCCTGGTTGAAAATGATATCCGCTTTTGAGAGCGGGAAGTCGCTGCCAAAAAAAGCAACATTGAGACCGCCCTGCAGGAAGACCACTTCCACGATGCAGTAATCCACGTTCTCCGCGTCATGAGATGCCTGATATTCAATGCACTGCATGTTTGGCATGGAGCCAAAGACAGGATGGATAAGCTCCGCGCTGCCGCGTGTATCGAGCGCGGCCAGAAATGCCTGTAGGCGGGTGTCATAATCATCACCCCAGAACAGCGCGGTTGCGCGAAGGTTGCGGGGCTTTCTCCCCAGATCGTCAATATCGCCGCCATCCACATACGGATACTCGTAGGTAGCAATATCCCGGCTGGCGCTGTCGCGGGTGTTGATCACATCAAAACGGACGCCCCGGAAGGACGCATCCTGCAACGAATCTTCCCAGCTCACTGCGTGCCTCCTGTCGAACCACGAACAGACTGCTCGCCGTTGTAATTGTTGACCGCTTCCGCAATTTGCCGCTCATCCAGCATCACTTTGGTGGTGATGGTCACTGGCTGGGGTTTCTGCTGTGCTGGCAACAGGTAAGACGGGACACCCGCTGTGGCGGGAGTGGACTGCCCTATCGTGGAGGGAGAGTTCCACCATGCTTTCACTTCATCAACGGCATCAAGCAGGCCCGGACGTGCTTTCACCGCATCAAGCATTCGCGCTTCGCTGCTTGAATAATTGTTCGTCTTGAGCCTTTCGCGTGCATCGGCATCGCCGCGTTCAACATTAACCAGAGGTGCATCCTGCGCCCCCTGATACACAGCAAGAGGAACGGCAACCTTCCCGAGAACCTTGCCTGCACCGCTGCGTAATAGTTGCCAGGTTCTGCCCAGAACTGAACCACCGGCTGGCGGAACTCCGCCCGGTGGTACAGTGGGCGGCACTGACGGTGGTTTAATACCACCACCGGTAAGGAAATTAAGACCGGCAAAAGTCACCGCTGCCGCTGTCATGGTTTTAATTGCAGTAGTTGCTCCTGAAACAGCCGTTGTTAACTCTGGATATTCCTTCGCATAGTCCGCCAGCTTTGTCGCGAGATCGCCATACAAATCAGCAACAGGCTTCATGGCATCCTGTTCGGCAAACATTTTTTCGGATTCAAGCTGTTGGGATTTGAAATCATTGGTTGAAGACATAACGTCATATGATGCTGCACCCGCGCCAGCTGAATTTTGTGTTCCAGCTTTCTGCTCTTTAATGAAATCTTTTTTCATTATGCTGGTTTTTAAAGCGGTGCTCGCCTGCTGGTCGGCAATTATTTTTGAAGTAATGGATGCGACCACAATATCTAATGCGGCAAGAATATCTTTTTCCCTGTCAGTTCCTTTATATTTTTGCGCGGCGGTACGCAGGTTTTTAACTCGCTTATCTGCAGACACAATACCTTCGACAGCATTATTAAATGCATCAGCAGTATTAACACCATTAAGCCTTTGCTCTGCCATATAGTCGGCATACTTTAACGGCTTTCCATTCTTACCTTTGAATCGGTAATTTTTAAGCGCGTTCTGTGTATCGGCACTGGTATATTTATCCAGCAGGTTATTTACGTTGGTGGATGCGGCACTGTTATCACCTGCAGTTTCAGCGTTGGCCTGTAACATCGCAAGAATAACATCCAGGTCTTTTAATCCGGACATGCCGACTGAGTTAGCTTTAGTCATTGTCAATGGTAACGAACCTGCCATATCTGCAAGTTCATATTTACCATTTTCACCAGAACGGATGGCCTTATCATAAACAGCAGATAACTCTTCTGGTTTAATATCAAAGTTTTTAATTGCGCCAATACCGATTTTCGCCAGGTCATTCGGATTTGCTCCGGATGCGGACGCGTAACGCGTGATATCCGGCAATATTTTCATTGCCGTTTTTTCATCCAGCCCACCTGCAAAAAGTGTATTCAACGTATCCTGGGCCGCCTCTGGCGTTCCGCCACCATAACGTACTGCGCCTCTGATAGCGTTATTTATCACAGGTATTTTTTTAATACGTTCTGGGGCCGAAAGGTTGTTATACGCCGTGTTTGCAATTTCAGCATTGCGGCGTTCGTAAGCCATCTGCCGCTGTACCGGGTCTTTAATAATCATACCCGCAGCGGTCAAACCACCCGCAACCGCCGCCACCGTTGAGCCTGCGGCCTTCATGCGCTGCATGCGCGTCATGGAGTCATTAACCCCGACCAGTTCGGTGCGCAGGTTTTTCACGCGGTCAGTCATGGCACGGAACGCACGGCCCTGCTCATTAGCTGACAGCATGCCGGTACGGGTCAGGCGATTATACGCCGCCATGGTCTGCTGAATTTCCCGCTGGATCTCACGCTCGGAACGAATGCCCAGCGCAGACCGGGCCGAACTGGCGCGACGGTATTCATCCTGCAGGGTACGTGATGCGCGAATGGCGGTGGTGGTGTTCTGTTGCCGGGATTTCGCCAGCTCATCATCAGTTTTTTGCGCCGCTTTAGTATCGCGGGTGATACTTTGCAGCGCCTGTTTCAGAACTTTAGAGCCGGTATCGCGGGCAAGCAGTTGCAGCGCCAGTTGTAGGTTACGCGCCATGGATTATCTCCGTTTACCGCCTTTTTTCCGGCGTTGCGATTTAAATGAGCGGGTGGTGCGGGTGGTGGTTTGCCCGGTTTTATGTCCATGTAACCGGGCAAGAGCATCGGTGTAACCGTCGAGTTCCGTACGGGTCATTCCCCCGATTTGCTGCTCGCTGATGCCGTACCGTCCGAGGGCGAGGACGAGGGTTCGGTAGCCGGTGAGCTGCTGTTCGAATCCATCCGCTTTTTTTTAATGGCTTCAATCTGCGCATCAATGATGTCGAAATCATCATCATTGAGTTCATCCAGCAACAGTTCCGGGGTGATCGCTTCTTTTGGCAAATCGCCGAGTGCAGTGATGGCCTGAGCCATGACGGCGACGCGGTAATACATCGTTGCGGCGGCACCTTCCGTGGTGCCGCAGGCCTCATCCGTGAGGCGCAGTGCTTCGATGGTGTCCCTGACCACCGGCATACGTACCAGAAAGTCCGTATGCACTTTGTCGCCGACCTTGACGCCGTAAAGCAGTGCGTGCTTCTTCATTTATTCCTCCACGCGGCGCAGCGAATTCATGGTGATATCACGCTTCGCCTCGTTATCCACGGTGTACTGCGCACCCACCTGGGTGCTGAAACAGTCCAGGTACGACACCCGCTTACCGCTGCTGTTGAGCGGGTACTGCGTGATTTTTGCGCCTTCGATCGCACCCCAGTCGAGGTCGCCGGACTCAGGGATAACCACGGAGACGGTCAACTGGATCTCTTCAATGCCACGGGAAAAGCCTTTTGCCCGCCCGGTTTTGTTCATCGTTTTGACCAGCTTACGCCCGGTTGTCACATCTTCCTTGAGGTCGGTAACCTCTATTTCCTGGCCGTCAACTTCCATGACGATCGCGCCAACATATTCTTCAAGTGCCATTCTGTATCACTCCTTACAGCAGCAGGTCGATGCGACCGGCGAAGACGTGGAGACCATTTACCACATCAGACGGGATGCGGGCGTTCAGTTGGCTCACATCCTGTGAGTCGCGCTCGACGATTAGACCGTCTTTGTTGGCGTCGACTTCCTCGATGATCTCCAGCTCTTCGAGTTTATAGAGCACATCCAGCAGCTCACTGCGCACCTTCGGCGGCGTCCTTGCGCTGAGCTTGTCGCGCGGGAAGCGAAGTGCGATACGCTCACGGCAGGCTTTACGGACGTAGTCCAGCGTGCGGATGGTGGTGATATCCAGCAGCGCCACATCGTCCACGCCCTGGGCGTTTTTGGTGTAGGTGCTGATGGCACGCACGATCTGCACCTTATCACCGGGGCCAGTCTCAAACGGGGTCAGGCCGTTATGCAGGGCACTTTCCTGCTCAGTACGCCCCGGGCGGCTTTCCAGTGCAGTAACATCCAGCGTACTCATGGCCAGCGTGTTAAGCGGGCGGGCCGGGTCTTCTTCGCTGGCGATGACGGCTGCATACGCTGCCGCAATCTGCGCCGGGGTTTTCACCGAACCGTTGTGCCAGCCCAGGGTGATGCGCCCCTCATTCAGGGATTCTGCAAGGGCAATGCCGGTGGACAGCGATTTGCGCCAGCCCCCGACACCGATCGCGCCGCGCTGTTCCATCGCGTTACTGACATTGGTCAGGTGGTTACGCAGCGCCGTCATCGCATCCTGCGTGGCGAACGGACTGACCACGATGTTATGACCCGCCGTAAACGCAGCAGCCAGCGCCGGTGCAATATCCGGATCAACATTCCCGCCGCTCATCGCGGTGGTGGCGACGGTCACACCGGACGCGGTGACACTGGCCGACAATGAGATGTCATTGCCGAGGGTGCCGTTATGGCGGCTCGTCAGCGTGACCACACCATCTGCCGCCGCCGCAGTGACGGGCAGACCATCTTTCTGGGTAATCAGCCCGACAAGCGCAGTGGCAATGGCCGCCGCAGTATCAGCAGCGGAAATACCCACGTCGATACGGGTACCGTTGATGATGACGCTCAGCGTACCATTGCCAGACGCCGGGCCTGTGATGGTGACGGTGCCGGTTGCCGCTGTTGCTGAGGCGGCATCCGCCACCCCAATCATCTGCAGTTGCAGGTAGGCATTGGCCCCGATAGCATCAGTCGCCATCAGGTGCCCCAGTGAGCCACGGCCAAAGTACGTCGCCGCCTGCTCATCCGAGAAAATATCCTGGATGGTCAGCGGCGCGGCAGTGCCGCTGTCAAGCATCTGCACCACCATCAGCACCTTCTGGGTGTTACCCGGCAGGGTGCGTACCGCAAGGCGCGTGTTGAATTCAATGTACTGCCCAGGCTTACGGTTAGAGCCGATGGTGTCAAAGCTGATATTAGGACTGGACACTGCTCACCTCCGTGGTGGCTGTCGGCGCTTTGGCCTTGTTTTTACCGATGGCCATCACCTCAATAAGGTCTCCGGCCATCACCTGACGCTGGTAGTAGGCGGAGTTATCCACCTCCTGGGGTTCCGCGTCGGTGATATAGCGGCGCGGGTTATCTTCGCGCGGCACCTTCAACCCCGGAGCGGCTTTAACGTTAATCTTGCTCATGGTTAATCATGTCCTCAGCTGCATTATCTTTGTCCGGCTTTTTCAGGTCATAACTCAGTCGCGTACTCAGCCACTGAGGATCGTCCTCTGATGTTTCACCACCGTAGGCACGGAAGAGACTGTCAGGATGGCCATCGGGGGCATCCGTCAGCGGGAATGCCCCGTTCTCCAGTGCGGACTCAATCCATTTGGTGTCAAATTCACAGGCAAAAACGGACATCGCCTTGCTTTCAACCGCCGTGTTGAACAGCGTGATCACACGTCCTGGCTGTAACGGGCCAATCCGTATCCCCGTATCTGCCATATCCTGGCCGGAGAGCAGGCGCCGCACGGCTTCAATCATCCGGTATGTGCCGACTTCATCCGCATTCACGCCCCCCATGCGGGCAGCTTCCTCGCTGCGCACATTGCGTTCACCGACAATCACAGCAAAACGCCCGTGCGTGACAAACTTCATGCGCGATGTGCTGTAAGGCTCTGTTTTCTGCACCCCGCCAAATGTCACCCACACTGCGGGTAGCTGGCGAAGCACCTCTTCGGGCTTCTCATCCAGTTCGCCGCCATAGGAACGAACGTTTCTGGCCATACGGCCCAGCCCCGCCTGCAGTCGGGCGATGATGGCGCGTTCGATATCGGCGATCACCATCAGAAACCACCTCCGCGAGTCTGGTCGCGACCAAATACGCGACCACCCGATACCACCCGTGCGCCGGTGCCGCTTTTCACCACGTCACCGCTGGCTGTGCGCCCCAGGTTGATTTTGCCGCCCGCTATCTTCTCCAGATAACGGATGGTGTCCTCATACCGCTCCCGGATTTCGACCGTCATCTGGGTGTCAGAACCGCACAGCAGGTAACGGGCGATATTGCAGCAACGGATCACCAGAACACGGGGTTCATCAGCCCAGGGCACCGGGTAACGACCGCAGAGATAACCGTCAATTTCAGCGCTGGCCTGCTCAAGAGCGCCGTTCAGCACGTCATTATTGATGGTTCCGGTATAGTCGCGGTCGGTAAGAGAAATACACTCTCGCTCACCGAACGCCCGTACCATGTCCTCGCGGTTCGCATACATGGCTTAGCCCTTTTTCTTGCCCGCAGAGGCGGTCTCGTCAGAGGTCGCGTTATCACTCTCACTTTCTGGCGCTGGCCCGGCATCTGTAGCAAGAGCAGTGGCAGCATCCAGTTTCACCTGCAGTGCATCACGCTCGGCGGTGATCGCCGTGATGGTGTTGTTGGCTGTATCCAGTTGCTGTTTAAGCTGGTCGCTGTCCTGGCTGAGTTGCAGCATCCCGGCTTCCAGCTCGCTAATGCGGTTCTGCATCGAAATTGCCTTCTGTCGCCACTGTTCGGCAGCATCCGGCACCGTAGCGTCAGACAACCGCACCACAATGAGGTTAGGGTCGGCTTCCAGCACGGCGAGATGTTCCGCTGTGAAGGCATCATCCGGCCAGGTGCGACCGGCGGCACTGTGGGCGATACCGAGACGGCGGAAACCGTCGCGGCGGGCTGTGATTTGAATTGGCATTATGCATCCACCCCTGTTGAGCCATACGCCATCTGCCAGAAACCGTAACCACCGTTGGCGCGGGCTTCTGCGCCGAAGATGAATTTCTTACGCATGAAGACGTTGTCGGCGGTGTAGTCGGTCTGCTCGACAAAGACCGGTTTTTTTCGCTCCTGGTAAACCAGCGGTTTTACCGGCTTGCTGGTATCCAGCAGAAACCAGGCGGTGTCGGAGGTCAGCTCCGGCACGACCAGCACTTCCGCTGTCCCTTTGTACGGGTTCGGGGTGTTGTCCGGGAAGCGGTCAGCCGTCATCAGGTAGTTCGCGTCATCTTCCAGCGCAGGCGGGACGACGAGAATATCCGGGCGAATTTTCAGGGATGCGCCTTCATCATCCTTGAGACTGCGCATGGCAACCCTTGCCGCACCGTAACTGGCTTTGGCCCCGGCAAGTGATGCCACATTCAGCTTCTTCGTGCCTTTATTGGAAACGGACTGCCCGCCGACGAGATGATCGGTATCAAAGAAGGGCTGACCGTCATAACAGAGGTTGGAGAAACCCGAACTCAACAGGCCAAACACGATATCGGATGGCAGTTCTGCCGCAGACTGGCCCGCTGATTTTGCCTGCAGGCCATACCCCATAATCTGGTCGTCTTCGATATCGTTGCGATCAACTTCAACCGTCGCTTCCCAGTCCTTATTGCGGATGGTGTAGTTGAATGCCGCCAGTGACTTGACCACCTTGTCGCCAATCCACTCGCGCATTTTCGGGAAACGGCTCAGCCAGCTGTAGTCGTTTTCCTTACCGGTCGAGGGCACCAGCATGGCCACCTTTTTCCAGTCCGAAGGGGTCTGATCGAACGCCCCCTGAAAGGTGGCTTTCAGATTAATGAAAATCTGACGCACATTTTTTACGTTAATTAACACGGCTTTCTCCTTTAAATCAGAACCCAGACGCCATCGTTTTCAAGCCCCAGCACCTTGCCAGCCACAGGGCGGGCGTTGGTATCGCTGGTCCTGGCCACGGTCTGGCTGTCCACCACATAGCAATCCTTACCAACCTGCGCCTGCGTGACAGGATCAGCAGTGCTGTTGGCCAGAAACCAGGCCTTATCACGGCGAACCAGCACGCTGGCATCACCAGCGACACCGGCGCTGTTATCCACCCAGCCATCGCAGATGCCCAGTGTGGTATTGGCTGCTGTGGCGCTGCCCGGTACGGCAAAGCCCGCAGCATTGGCAGCCACAATGTGCCCGCCAAAGTGTTCAGTCGCCGCAGCGACCGGGACGGCAAACAACTGGCCGTCACGATGAGGGGTATGACGATCCATTACGGGCTCCTTTATTTGTTGTACTTGGCCACGGATTCCGGGTCATTGCCGAACATGGAGCAAATTGCCGGGTCGATAGCGTCATCGTCTGCCTCGCTCTGACGTGGTGGCAGTCCCTCAGGGGGCAGGCCCTTTGTCTGACTGATGGTGAGGGCGGCAATCTTTGGCGCTTTCTCAATAAACGTTGTCAGGCTGGCCGGGTCGGTAGTGGCCAGTGATTCCGCCCACGCCTGCTGTGCCGGAAGCAAACGGCCATCGCTGAGCGCAACGGTAATCAGTGCCTTCGCTTCCTGCGTGGCCAGCGCCGCAGTGTTAGGAGCGCTGGCGCGTTCCACTGCCTGCTGAATGGCGGCATTCATGGTTTCCACCGCCACAAACTTCGCCGGGTCCGGGTTGGACACTCTGGCTGTCAGCTCGGCAATGGTCTGCGTGTTCTGGTTCAGGATCTGCTGCAGGTTGACGGAAGCGGCAGCGGTGCCCTGATTGCCGGACAGAATGCCGACAATTTTTTGCAGCTCTGCCCTGATATCTTCTTTCGTTGAGGCCGTTGGCAGGTTGAGCATCCAGCGCAGGTCGCTCAGCAGGCCATCAAGGCATTCATCCATATCATCCATTTCAGTGTTACCCTCGGTGGTCAGGTGGGTGGTCATCAGGGAGGCGGCAGCGAGCAGCACTTCCTCCATCCCGTCAAGAGCCGGTGTATTGGTCAGGGCGGCGTTAAGGATCTCCAGCACCTGTCCGGTTTTGTCATAGGAAAAAACGGGGGAAATAAAGCGGTACTCTTTGGCCTCCACCATGGCGGCAGCGGTGGCCGTCCATTCCACATCGATGGCAAACAGGCCTTCACCCTCACGCCACTCCAGCTTTTTGAAGAATGCGGAAGCCGGTGCAGGCTGGCCATTTTTGGCCGCACGCAGGGTCTGGTGTTCATAGTCCAGGACATACGGTGTTTCACGGGCGTCGGCTGCAGCAATGAGGCGCTCAGCGATTTCCCGCGACATTACCCAGGCGGCACACTCTGCCGGGCGGCCGTCGCGGGCACGGAATTCGCCCGCCGGAAACAGCTGGATGACACCGGGGGTGGCGGCGTTAATTTCCTGGGTGAGTGAGGCAATGAGTGTCTTTTTCATGATGCCGACGATACGGCACCCATGGGATGTGGATCAGATGAAGGGGTTCAGTGGATTTGCTGCCTGACCGGATGATAATGAAGGGGATTAATGAGAGTCACGGTGCATCAGACGCCAGGGCTTTTTAAACTGCTTTTAAAAACGCGCAAACACCGCTGAGACGAATCACTCTACCACAATCGCGCTGAACGCGTCAGGGAGGCTTACAGCGCGAATCTGCCCTCAGTCAAAAATCCGTTTAAGATACTGCTCTGCTGTGTTCTCCATGCGCTCCACATCGTCCTCGGTCAGATGCAGGAACGGACGGGCGGGCATCTTAATTTTATACGCCCCGATGGTGTTCCACTGCTCAAAGTTGGCCTGGGATTTTTTTGCAAAGCGATGGTTGAGCGAACCGTCTTTGTTCTGCCGGTAATACGCTTTCTGACTGCGGGCGGCAATATTGATCTCGCCGCCCTCCTGGTGGATGCGGGCATATTTAACATTGGTGCCAACCGTCGCCTCATCATTGGTGCTGTACTGCGTGATGCTGGCGGCCAGCCGCCCGGACTTCTGCAGAATTTTCCCGCCCCGGCGCTTTGCCCAGTAGGCATTGCTTTTCCATCCCATCCACGCAGGTCGTCCCTGCCGGGCAAAGTTCTCCTCCACCGCATCGCCCATGGCGGCGGCCATCTCCCGCATCAGAGGCTCACGGTGCTCCAGCTTTTTAATCAGCTCGCCAAGCGACCGCTCAAAGTCGCCAATGTCATACTGAATGGCATAACTCATGGTATCTGCTCCAGCAGCTGCGTCGCGCGGTCTGACAAAATATCGTCCGCTGCGACCGTGGCACCGCCATTGACCAGCGACAATCGCCAGCCATCAGCGGCAGGAATTCCCCGTGCCGCACGGGTGGCATCCGGCCCGGCAAGCAACCACACCACTGACTCGCCATCCAGCCAGACACCGGCAGGCTGGCGCAGCAGTGCAGGAAGTTCTGACCACATCGGGCCCGGAGACTGGCGCACATCTTCTTCATGGATACTGAGCGTGACGGGCTTACTGACGCCATGCTCCTCAAGGCGGTTCAGTAATGCAGGTGGTACTCCGCCGACGCGTTTCAGGTCACCACGGGCATTCTCCCGCACGCTGACCGCATCCACCCAGCGGCGAACGTCATCGCTGACGGCAACAAGTACCGCCGGTTCAGATAATGTTTCCTGGATAGCCTGCGCGGCAATACGCGGTGTGGTGGTGACGGATTTGTCCATCAGGCGCTGGCCCAGTGAGGACAACCAGCCCTGGCCGGGATTGTGGCCAAAGCCTGCATCCGGTGTGTAAAGCTCGCCGTTAAAGCGAAGCGCCTGCACTTCGCGGGTATCGTTCGGCCCCCATGCCTGCTGTACGGTGACAATATCCTGCGCCCAGGATTTCACCTCAATCCCCAGACGATCGGCATCTGCCTGCGTCCTGGCCCGGATGCGGCAGCGGCAGTGGTAGCCATCCGGCGGATACATAAACTGCCAGACCGGATCGTCATAGCGTGCGGTGAAACCATTGAGCGCGGCATGACGCGGGCGGGTGTGCATGTCCATAACGGCCACGCGCTCCCAGATGGGGCGAAACTCCGCGTTGGCCATCTGTTCGGCGTACCGCCCGGCACCGTAAGCGGCCTGCATATTGGTTTCGAAGATGGTGCGCAGACGGCGCGGCGTAAGTTGCTTGCCCTCCAGCACGCCATCCTCGTCTGCAACCAGTTGCGCTTTATCAGCCAGCCAGCCCTTGCGGGTCAGCACCGGCGTGAGCTGGCGTTCAAAATCGCGCAGCGTACCGCCGTTGCTGATATGGTCACGCATCGCCTGATGCACATCCTCCAGCACATCCTGTTTGAGCACGCCCGCCACCGTGAACGCCGTTGCGTGGGCGCGGGCTTCGACATCGTGCCAGTTAAAGCCCGTGGCGTAGCCCTTTGACTCAAAATAGGCAATGGCTTCTTCTGGCTTAAGACCGATGGCATAACCCAGATCAACATCAGCTTTCGGCATTGAGTCGTCCCCATACCTCGCTGACAAAAAGCGCCTGGGTAATCAGTTGCTGCAGGTGCGCGTCATCAAGTTGCGGATAGCTGGCGGCGATAATATCCAGCGCCTCATCCGGGGTCTGTCCCTGTTGCAGCGCAGCCACCAGCGGCGCAATCAGCTTCTCCATCGCCTGGCTGATAGCTGTACCAGGACTGGTGGCACTGTCCAGTGCATCCTGTGCCGGGTCAGTGATTTCCCCCGTGGTGCTGAGTGCCGTGAAATGCCGGTAGACCGGCGCAGTTCCCAGTGCCACAGGTGCCACCGGGGAAGATGGTGCTGGAGGCGTCAGTACCTCTTCGTTATCTTTCGGCTCAGGAATCCCCACTTTCTTGTGCACCCAGGACACCGGAATAGTTTTCATCCCTGCCTGAACCAGTGTGGATACTCCGGTCGCAAAGGTCTCAATGCTCTCCAGTTCACGGGTATCGAATACCAGACGTGGCTGACGGCGGGGGCTGACATCATAGCCATTGATGGCGAGCAGCATCCGTATCACTCCCCGGTAGAACCCTTCAATCTGTTTCGCATCAGCGGTAAGCAGGTCATGGCGGACTTCGTTATGTACGTTACCCAGCGCGTTGGTCGAGGTTTTACCATCCGCCTGCGTGGTCAGTGTGCCCCCCAGAATGACTTTAGATTCCGTGAGTTCCGCCCAGTTAATCATCGCCATAAACGGATCAGACTGCCCCTGAGCGGCGTCCTTGAATTCAATTTTTGTCCCTTCAGGAATAATCCCTGATGCGTTATGGCCGATGCTGACCAGAGCCTCCATGAGCCTGTCCTGCTCATCCTGCGTGGCACCCGACATATATGTACCGATTCGGGGAGGGAGACCGTAAATTTCCAGAAACTCCGCCATATCGCGGACACTGTAGTTTTTGAACAGATACGGCCAGACCAGTACGCGATAGAGACCGGACTGCGCGATGTATCCCGATTTGGCATTGTGGGTATGTACCAGCCAGCCAAACGGCCACAGTTCTTCCCCGTCCACTGAGCCGGTGTTAAGACGGATTTCATCTCCGGTAGTGGGTGTGGTGCGAAACCAGCGATGCGGGCGCAGTTTGATTTTAGTGGGCAGCCAGACGTTGCCGTCAAGTTCCCACTTCTCGATCTCCTGCGCCGCGAACCCATGCCCGATGGCCTCTGCCGCGTTCAGTGTAATGTCTTCCATCTCCGGCAGGTCAGCGAACCAGCTGGCCACCATGGCGGCCAGTTCTTTTTCTTCGGCAGTGGCGTTCGGCGGTGGCTCAATACTCCAGTCCAGTGTCAGCAGCGCGTTTTTACGCTTGGCCATCTCGGAGAAAATATGGCCGTCACGCTCCACCATATCTTCAAAAAGGTCAGCCTGTGCCGACAGGTCTCCCTGTTCGGCGGCTTGCAGCAGACGCGGCAGGCGCGCCAGCGTCATTCCGCGCGAGGGATGCGTCGGCCAGTCCCTTTGCAGCTCGAAGGTGCGGGAAGACTGAGGGGCTTTAAGCACCTCTTTATTGAGCGGGCGACCAAACTGATCGACTATCTGAACCATTATTTACCATCCTCCGGATGAGCCGAACCTGTCACCGCCATGGCCGTGGCGCGGGACAGCTTTAAAATCAAAATGACCAGCCCCTGATACGGCCAGTGCCCACAGCATATGCAGGGCATCGGGCCCGTCATCATGGTCAGCTTTGGGAAAGTGCCGGAGCTGGTCGATAAGGGTGGTCTGCGAGGCATGCAGACGAATAAGGCCATTCGCCATATGTGGCTGCAGGGATTCGATGCGCAGTATTTTGTCCGTGCCGGGTATGACGGCACGGGCGGGAACGGGAATGCCAAGCGCGGCGGAGCGTTTCACCAGTTCGGTGCGCAGGAACTCCTGGAACTGAACGGACTCCACCGCCCAGACCAGGCAGCCGTATTCACGCTGCAGCTCGATAACGTCAGAGATAATTTTATCCGGCACCCGCTTACGGATACGTGCTTCCACCACATCCAGAATACCGGTGAAGCGGTTGAAGCCACCGACCAGCAGCGCGGATGGATCGCGACTGTTGTTACCCTGCTTACCCAGACTGGGATCACACGCACCATAAAAACGCCACTCGGCCAGACGATTCACCCAGAAGGTGATGCACCCATTAAACGGCGCATCTTCACCGCTGACCGGGTCATTCTGGTATTCCGCATCAAAGGTGCTGTGGCCGTCACGGGCGCGAATGAGCATCAGCGCATACAACGGGCGGGCGGCCCAGGACACCACTGCACCTTCATCCATCTCGGCCTGATGCTCGCGATAGTACGCCAGCGCCAGCATCTCGCCGTCTTCGTCGTTGTTGCGTAATACCTCTTCCCACTTATCCCAGCACTCCATGTTGTGCGGCCAACTGATAAGCGCTTTGAAGCGGGCCCGCTTCCACAGCGGGTTTTTCAGCGTGCGGGACAACACGGAATCGTAGTGAAGGATCGTGCCGATATAGACCACATCAAATTTGGCACCCGCGCCCCCCAGCGGCAGCACGGTCTTTTTGAGCCAGTTATCCAGCTTGTCGCGCTGTTCAGGATTGCGTACCAGCTCATCGTTCTCGATATCGTCGAGCACAGCCAGGTCAGGACGGTACGGGCCATGGCGCAGACCACGCAGTTTTTTGCCGCTGCCCGCAACCTGCACCTTGATATCGTTTCGGGTCAGGATGGTGCCTGCCTGCCAGACGCGCCCGCCACCGGTAGCCTCCGGGAAGTCCATCAGCAGGCGCGGGTTAAACTGCAGCTCCGCCTTGATGGCCTCCAGCATGGGATAGGCCTGGTCGATGGAATCCATAATGATGACCGGGTAATGCTTGAGGGCCAGCACAATGCACCAGATAACAAAGAGCTGGCTCACGATAGTGGATTTGGCTTCACCACGCGGGGCAGCAATGGCATCGTTCTGGCCAGTGGTTGCCTGAACAATCTCCGGCAGGCGCTTATAAAGGTATTTGTGCAGCTCGCTGCGGGCAGCATGGCGGACATAGTGCGGAAAATAGTGCTGCACAAAGTATTCAAACCCCGTCACTGGATCAGCAACGAGGGTACGACGCACAGCAACAGCAGTGGCTGACGGGTCAAACCCCACGTCCTCCGCTTCGATGGTGCGGCGCAGACTGGCGGAAAGCTCCGCCAGTTCGGCGAGAAAATCCTTGCTGGATAATTTGCTGGTTCTGGCCACTGGCTTAATTCCCGTTTAACGCATCGTTAACAGCCTTTTCAACGCTGTCTCTTGTGCGGTAACAATCCCCCATGAATGAAACCTCATGGTGTTCACCACAGATGGTCGAGACAAAGCAGTAACCGGACGCGATGTAAACAGATGCCACGGAACTGGCCATGACACTGACTTTTTCGTTAACGCGGATTAATTTGTCAGCCATAATAAAAACCTTTTTTATTCACAGGAATGAAAGTTGAAATGCCACAAGTTAAAACACTCACTATTGACCAGCGTATTCAGGTTGCCCGTATTGCTGCTGACCTTTTAATGCATCACTGCGAAAATTTAACCTCGGCGAAAATGACATCCCCTTTATCAAGGCAGGTCACTCTGCGTAACGTGATGAACGAACGGGGTGAAGATCCCAATCCCGAGCGTTACATGGATGTTCTGGTTTTTGAGCAAACTTTTGACTGGCTCTTTGACACCGTGCTTGAGCGTGTCATCGGAGAATCTGACATTCCCGAATAACCATCGCGCTTTCTGCAGGGCCACTGAGTGACTGCACTGAGAGCCATAACGCCTCGATAAATTCTCTCCGGGCAAAGTCATCCGGAGAGAACTCATGAGTAAGTAATTCCTCAAGTTTTTTCTGGTATTTACTGCGTTGCTCATGCGGCAACATCAATTTTTCAAGAGCCATAATCTCTCTCCATCTCTTTACCGAAGGGTTCAAGGATTTCCACAAATGCCGCCAGATGCTTCGGATAATGCTCGGCCACAAAGGCGCTGAGCTTCTGGATCACATCCAGCGCCACCGCCAGTTGACTCACCTCTGGCAGTATTTTCTTGTTCGCGGCTACCGCTTTGTTAAACGCATCCGCCAGGCTTGCCAGCAGTTCCACGCGCTTGTCGGGAGGTAACTGAGAATCGCTGGTCAGCAACTCCAGCGTGGTCTGGTACTGCGTCATCAGCCCGGTCAGGATGACCAGGCCAATATCTTCAAGGCCGTTACCTGCCATGAGGTGAGCCGCGCGGAGTTTGTCCCAGTCATCGCCTGCATCCTGAGCTTCCTTTTTCCAGCGCCGTGCGGTGGCAAAAGCCACACCCGCCTGCGCGGAAGCAATCTCCAGCGACATCTGACCGAAGATGTACGATCGTCGCAGCCTTTCCCGTGTTTCCTGCGGATGCGCCATATCAGGACTCCAGTTTTGCGCGAATAAGCAGGATCGCGACGGCAATCAACCCACCGGCAAGGCCTCCCGTCATCGCTCCGGCTGTGGCTCCACGCCGGGTCGCATCATCACTGATGGTGGTCAGACGCACATCGATGCGACTGAGCTTGTCATTAATACCGCTGAGAATGTCCGGATTCACCGGAGCCTGCAGCCTGTCGAGTTGTGCTGAGATGCGGTTCAGCGTTTCCTGTTCGCCCTGGCTGATGGTGATGCGGCGGCTGCGGCGCTTTTGTCTGGCTTTCATTTGTCCTGTTTCCTGTCCAGTTTGTTATCGATGCGCTCGATAGCCGCACGCAGCTCCCTCATCGCATCCATGATTGCGGTGTAATTACTTCGGGCATCCTCGCGGCGCTGGTACTCATCCCGGATACGATCAACAGCCTTTTCAAGGTCGGTGATATCTTTCTGCAGGCGACGTATCCAGATGGTGCCGAACGTCGCGGCCAGAGCCAGCGCTATCTGAAATGCCATATCAAGAGTCATAAGGTTTTTCACTTCCTGTAATACTCATTAATTGCCTGTAGCCTGTCCTCAAGAAGCTGGCACCATTTGCCGTACTCCGTTGAAAACGTGATTATTCCGCCTGCGGAGAGTCCGCCACGGGTGCTGCCGGGCGTTCCGGGATAAGCAGCAGCGCTGCCGGAGGTTCCTGGCAGGTGCTGACCAGCGGTGACATTATCGGTTGGGGAGTAGCCGAGGGCTTCCCGGAAGAGCTGCAGCCCACCAGGGCCAATGCCGGTATAGCCAGGGCCATCATTTTTAAGCGCATCATTCAGTCTCTCTCTCAGGTCATGGACGGTTTTGTCATGGGCCTTTTGTTTTTCATCCAGTTGCCGGGTCAGCGTATCCGCTTTCTTATGCCACGCATCCTCTGCGGCCCGCGCGGCGCTGAGGTCTGCCGCATACTGATTCGCGGCACTCAGGCGCTCCTGATCCCACTGGCGCTCTTTTGCTGAAAAGTCATCCTTAAGGGCCTGCTTTTCCTGGCTGAACGCCAGCGCCTGAGTGGTCAGCTCGCTGTGAGTAATGAAGGTGCCGAACCAGACACCGCCGCCTGCCAGCACCAGCACGACCAGCAGGGATTTCCAGTTATCCTTAAGGATTTTCAGTGCTGTTTCCCACATGGGGCACCTCCCTGGCGCGTTTGATGGACATGTGCTTTGACGCCTGGCTCTGTGCCACCCATGCGCCGAGATAGGCAAGATACAGCTCCACTGGTGATTCAGTGCGGGTCACGGTCAGCCAGAGCAGCACGAAAGAACTGACCACAAAGGCCAGAAACACAATGGTGTCTGAGGTGGACAACCGCCCGGATGACGGGTTAGTGATGAGGTCGCGCAGGGACATTTTCATAGTGCGGCCTTAGCGACACTGAATCGCGCCACACGGTCAGACTGGCCTTCGGCTGACGGGTTAATACGCCGGGTGACGGCCAGAAAATCGCCTTTGTCGGCAAGCTCATTGCAACCGTTCGTCTGCCAGAACCACGCTGCACTGCGGGCTGCGTTGACGTATTCCAGCAGCAAATCGGGGTTAGCGATGAGGTCAAGCCCAAGCGCTTTACCACAGTGGTAATAGTTATCGCGCAGGGTCACCTGAATAAGGCCGCGACCACGAAAACGCCAGCCATCGCCGGAGGACTCGTCGCCATTACCGCCACGCCCGGCATAGGCCCGGTTCGCCAGCTTCTCCGGGTTACGGGTGTAGGCACGAGCAAATTCAATTTCCGCCGGTTCGATGACGCCGTTTTTGTTGTTGTCGAAGCCGCTGCGGAAGATACGCGCCACGCGTTCTGCATCGGAGTAGTAAAGGTTTTCGCTCAGGCGGCTAAGCCCGGAGCTCTCATGCCCGGTCTGGGCGATAAAAGCAGCGAGCCGCGCCGGAGTGTTAATCTGAAATTCAGCGGCGGCTTTATTGAACGGTTCAAACCAGCGCTGCGCCATAAGTGGCGACAGACCAGCAGCTCGCTGAAACTGGGGGAGTGTTAAAAGCATAACGCCATCCGGTTAATAAGGGATGGCGTCAGTATTTCATCGGGTTAGGGGAGGAATCAGGTGAAGGGGTTCAGTAGGTTATTTTGTTACATCTATTATTTCCAGTTCACCAGGTTCAGCCTCATCCTCTTTTTTTACCATATACTCGCCTTTCGACTTGGCATCCTCAATCATAGGGAGATACTTATATACTATTTGCCATACTTCTTCATCCTGCTTAAAGTCGAGATTTCGGCAAGAGAATCTTTCATTCATAGGATCAGAGGAATCAGTTTTGTCGGGATTAGCAATTAATAAGATTTTTCTCCAGGCACACGATTTAGTCTCGTTTTTCGCAATAAAATCGTATCCGCCCGCTTTAGCGTTACCAGTCTGATACCCAAAAGCTAAATTTCTTTGAACCTGATAACCATCGTTAATTGCTGCTTTTATAAATTCATCTTCATTATGAAATGGATTCTGCTTTTCTATAGTTGCATTGGCTTCTTTTAATAAGTTATCAAGTTCCTCATTTTCCTTTGTCTCTTTATTAACGACGCCGATGGCGCTGCAACTAAAGAAAATCAATCCCACTATAATTAAATTTTTCATACTCATTCCTAAAATAGTGAATCTTGTATCGATGTTCCGTTATTCTTCTGTGCCGCCAGCAACTGCCACCCAAAACGATCGCTGAAACCATACTTGGGACACAGCAGCGTCATGGCCATCAGGGATGAAGTCCCCTGGTCGCGAACCTCGGAGAACTCGGCCAGAAAGCGGCGGTTGCGTAATTCCCGAAGGGCGCGATCACAGCGAGGTAGATAAAGGACTTCACCGCCAAAGTTTTTGATGAGCAGCTGTGTTTTCTCATCGCCGATGGTATCGCGTAATAATGCCGCCCGGTTTGCGCCCATAGCACGCAGGCCTTTGCCAATGGGAAAAGTGGTGCCACCAAACGCAGATAATAACTGCTCGGTGGCCGGGAACCCTATCAGGTCAGCAATCTGTACCACTGCCGGGGGCAGCAGCTCTGTCACCTGTTCCAGATTCATTATTACTCTCCCGTTTTCTGCGCCGACTGGCATCAATAATAAGAGCCTGCATCAATTTAGTTAACTGTTCAGTGGTTAACCACTCAATGCGTTTGACCTGAAACATATGATCGCACATTTTCTCGGCATAATTCCACGGGCGATTTGCATCCGCAAGCAACGCAGTAATTTTAGCGAGAATGGTTTCACGGGATTTAGCCACTCTAGGACGGCGACCATGTTTTGCCGACTGGCGGGGGAAACCCTGCTCATGCATATATTCACGCACGGCCTGAAGCTCATCGATCGTGCATTTTGTTGAGGATGTTTTACCACCGCATAAACGCGCCAAAACGCTACGGTAAGTTACATCATCCCATCCCAGATGAGCCTGACCTGCTTTGATGGCCCCGATAAGACCTCTTTTGGCCGGAGTTGACATATTACCTCCTGTTGGTTGCTATTATCGCAGGCACTCGGATAAGTACCTGCTGTAATAACTCACTCAAGTGGTTCAAGCCGGTTGACTGAAAGACCACCTATTTTCCCTTCAACCCTGACAACCAGCCGTCCGTTACGAACATGCCAGGCGGTAGAGCGTGTGATAACTTCTTCCCTTTCCGGCATTCCTGGTACTGGGTGATAAATAAAACGGGAGCCGACAGGGAAACGCTGATTAAAAACCGTGGCCGTTAAGTTCCTGAGTAAATTTTTCATGATGAGGCCTCATACCCGTGAGGACATATTCCGGAGGAATAACGCCGTTAACATGATCGCCTTCCCCAAGGAGTCGGATAATCATTGCCAGTGTATCCACTATTTCGTTTTCAACCTTTTCCCATGTTTCCCGGCCTTCGGCATAATGCACTGCGGCTTTTGTTACCTCGCCAGATTCCTCACCAAATTTTACCAGGATGTAATTGGGCTGAGGGTATTTGCGCATGGCTTTATCGGCCATAATGCGAGCCCTGATAATCAACCCGAAAAAGTAATCTTCTCCGGAATGGATATTGAGCAGCGATCTTGCCATGAACACACCTTCTTCATGGCTCTGGCGAACACCACCAAAAGCGATCTCATTCAGACGAGTTTCAGTGATTTTCATTATTTGATACCCCGCAGTTTCTTAAAAGATTCAATGGCTTTTTTCATCTCAGCCTGTTCGCCTTTATCCCGAACGGTGCGGTTGCTGGCGTCGTAGAATTTAAAGCGGAGCTTAAGGGGCACGGACATAAGCTCCACTGCCTGGCTGTTATCGCGGAAGAACCAGACACGGCGAGTACCGTTGTCCTGGAACTTGCAACCTGACACGCTATGCATGATTTACCTCCAGAGCAGGGTTGCGTTTGCGCAGAACGGCAAACGGCACGCTTTCCCAGTCCTGATACAGAAACAACAGGCCAAGCTCATTGGCGCGATCAAACTCTCTGGTTGCACCAGCGCTCTTCTCCCAGCCATTAAGCAGAAATACCGCATCCGCCTGGGCCAGCATTGCCAGTGTGATTTGCAGATATTGCTGATGTAACAGGCCATCAGGAAGAATGGCCGGGTTAAGAACGGTGAAGCCGCGCTCTTCCAGAATTCTGGCCTCGGAATTGAACTCATCACGGTTGAAATTGTGATACCCGGTCATCGGCCCGGCGATGAAAACTACGGGCTTATGCTGCTGTTCACTCATAAGGTCTCCCGGCGCGGTGCTCCGCGATATTCTGGCTCAGGTTTATACTTCGGTTTGGCAATGACATGTTTAAGCAACGCATTCCACGTAGCCCGGTTGTTACGCAGCCAGCGCCCGTTGTCGTCGTCAAAGAATCCCGGCTTAACAGCGAAAGAAAGCGGCGCTGCGATATCGCACGGAACAGCCACGGTATCGCAGCCGTTGTTGTAATAATTGAGCTTCGCCATCACCTGGCTTTCTGTGTAGCGCCCAGCTGACTCAATACGACCGCGATAGCCAGAGTTATTAGCAGCCCATAGAACGATGTAAGGGTAATAACGTGGTGTATGACTAACGCTGAGAATAAAGAATTCGCGTTCACTCATGGCCTTCTCCTGCGTTGCCTTTCACGATGGGCCACGGCGCGTACTCACCGGGAGGAAGTTCGTCAGTAACGTCACGATCTGCCCACTCGCGAAACTTCTCGATGCTGATGCTGGGATAATGACGTCCCGGCGCGACCGCTGGCCCGTCATATTGCAGGGTGCTTAGCCCAATTCTCAGCACTGTTCTGTCATTAACGCATGGCTGGAAAAATCCCGCTGAACGTGGCTTTTTGGCCCGATAAGTGCGACCGACTTTGATTTCGAGTTCGCTCACGATTGCACCTCCCCGAATTTACTGGCGGCGCGGTCGATGCGCTCAATCTCTGCTGCGATGAGTGCGCCAGCCTTCACAAGGTCGCGGCGCGGGTTGGTTGGCTTCCACCAATTTCTATCCCACGGCCATGCTGCCGGAGCTGTATTGTGTAGCTGAGGGTGGCTATCGATAGCCGTTATCGCGTATAAGCCGCCAGCAATTGCCATTTCAAAATTTACATGCTGGTCATCATGCTCCGGCGTCCAGCCCTCTACAGACTGTTGGCGCTGGCGTTCGGCGATGATGTCGGTGATTGCTGCCGACGCCGTCAATTGCCGCACTATCGTCGACTGCACATCCAGCTCGGTAGCCAGGCGGCTGACCAGTTTTGCTATCTCAATAATTGGCGTGTCGTTGCCCATCGCGGCGGCAAACTCATGACCGGCGCGAACCAGCTCTTTGATGGCTGACTTGTCCTGCTGAGGTGAGTTTTTCATTTGGTCACTCCGATGCAATCAACGTTAGCTTTTGAACCCTTCACCGCGTGATGCAGTTGCGCGTTGCGACCAGCGCACCAGCCCTGATGAGCGGCATCATCGGTGCCCCTGGCCTTACCCGGTTTGCGAGGCTCCAGCGTTTTCATTCCCTGGCTGAATTTCCGTTCACGGTATGCATCCATCAGGGTGCTTTCCGTCTCAGTGACCATGAAGCAACTCACAACGGCATAAGCTCCGTTGACCCAGGCTGAGCAGAAGGTATCTGCACGGGCGATTTTGGTGGCGGGTTTGATGTTTTTACGCAGGGTTGCAATATATTCACGACGGGCTTTCTGCAGTTGTTTGCCCAGCACTTCAAATGAATACGCCGCAATTTCAGGGCGTTCATCTGGCCCGTAATAGTGAATGGTGCGTTTAGGTTTTTTGCCCCAGTCGCCACCATGGGTGGTATAGCATTTCACGCCAAATACCAGCGCAATCATATTTGACAGCAGCGCCACGTATTCCGGTGTTTTCTCCGCATGGGAAGGGACTTTCTGGGTTGAGGCTTCATTAATATCCATGCAGTCAACATCGACTTCGGAGAACTTGTGCAGTTCCATCAGTCGCCGCGCCCGGTTCAGCGCCAGTGCTGCCTCTTCGGCGCTGGAGTTATTACGGGCCATGGCCAGCAGTTTTTTAATTCGCTGTAGGTATTTCTCTTTATCAGACATAGCGGAACTCCTGAATTTGGCGTAAGCCAGCCCCTGCGGGTTTACGCCATTTTTAAAAGGGATTTAAATTACGGTTATTTTCAGTTAACTGATTTCAGCGATTTAATATTCGCGAAATAAGGCTCCAGATTAATTTCAACAACCGTCACTGACTTCATATCACGCGCAACCTCCACCGTTTTCACCAGGCGACCACCGCGAAGAAACGGTGACGGCTGGTAAATAAAGGTGCTGCCAACAGGGTATAGTCCGTTAAACTGTTTCGCTTTCATCCGGCACTCCCCAGCCGCGATGAACGGCATTAGCACAAAATTCAATGCGGGAACCCGCCCACTGCCGGTTAACTGCATTGCGTGCAAAAACCAGCGCTTTACTCCATACCTCCGCCGCTTTCTGAAAATCGCCGCGTTGCTCGGCGAGAACCGCAAACGATGCATACGACATAAACGGAGAACACGGTTTGCCGATATCGCTATCGCGAACAAAGGTCACCATCTCACACCCCCACGCCAGCGATATCGAGGGGGATTGTGCGGTATTGATCGCTGTCGCCGACACGCTCATAAACGCGGATGTAGGCGCGACTGCCCACCACCTGCACAGCCTCGCCGATGGCTTCCATGGCCTTAATCCAGCGCTCGTCCTTGATATCAAGCCGACGCAGCGCCAGCACCGCACCGGTATTCACTTCACCTTCTTTCTCTGTCTGAAAGGCGCGGGAGATAATGGCCCGGATTTCATCACGGGCACCTTCAGTCCAGTCGGCCAGACATTCATCAATCAGGGCTTTTGCCGCCTGCAGACGTTCGTCGAAGGCGATGCGATCCTGCATGGCCCGCTGAACTTTATAGCGGCCATCATAGCTGTACAGCGTGACATTGCCTTTTTTGCCGCCAAGGCTGATGCCATACTGACTGGCTGAGATATCGACGAATGCGCCGATATCAGAAAAGCCGCTGAGCTTGAATTCAGCGAGGGCCGCATTCAGTGCGAGGGCTTTTTCAACGATACCGCGTACCAGATCGTCACGCATCAGGTCGGTATCCCTGATGATATTGACCGGGGTCAGAACGCCTTTGGCGTCAATCCAGTAACCCTCTGGCGCGGTTTTATTAGTGAACTGTTTGTTTTCAGTGAACATTCTTTTTCCCCTTTCTGGTTTTGGTTAATGCGTTACGGACTTTATCGTGTACGTGCCCGGCGAGGCCGTAGCCCACAGCCGCCGCGACCGCCTGCAGGCGATCACTGTCATTACTGTCAGGCTCAACACGGCATCGCACATCGAGCCCTTTCCCCACATCGGTGAGGGTGATAATCACTTTTGCCATCTCACTTCTCCTGAGGCATCGCCGCTGTGGTGACACTGTTGTGGGTGACATACTTAACAAACATGGCACTGCAGAACGGGCAGGTACTGATGCTGTCCCACACGTCACCCAGCGGCGCAGCCGGTGTGTCAATTTTTTCGTGGCAACGTGGGCACGAAAACATCAGCACCTGGCCGCCACGCTCTTTCACCCTGGCGATAAACGCCTGATATTCCTGTTTGAGTGACATTGTTCCTCCTAATGGATTGACTCAGACCAGACGACGCGGCAACCGCTTTCGTCCTGATACATACCCTGGCGAAACCGTCCGTGACGGTCATTGCCCGTAATATCAAAACGCGCCAGCCCCTTTTTCTTCATCTGCTCGCACCATGAGTGGCGGGCAATACGGATGACCGGCTGCGCGTTTCGCAGGGTGACGCTTTTTACCTGCACGCCCTGAGATGACAGAAAAAGAATCAGCGTCTCTGCACGCATCAGTGCAGAAATAACCGCCGCGTTATGCACATTCTCTGAAAGCCTGACCATGGAATAATCCTCAGTTAATCAGCATTTCTGCGAACTTACGGACAGCACCTGCGCTGACCGCGTGGCCGCTGATTTCGCTGTGACGGCTGACACCGCGAATCAGCTTGAAAAGACGGCGGGCGTTGCCGTGGCTTGCCTTAAACAGTGCCTCGCTGACATCAGGGCTTGCCGCATCCGCCAGAATGTTGACCGCAATATCACAGATATCTGCCTGTGGCAGTGAATCACCAATGTTGAGTGCCAGACCGACGCGGCTATAAAGCTGCTGGTATTCACCGCGCTTGCCTTTGAGGTTGATGATGAGGCGAGGCATCCCGGCCAGAACAAGGCCGATACCAGACTTGTCATGAATACGGCGCAGGGTTTCCAGCGCCCGGTATGGCAGGTTCTCTGCCTCATCCACCATCAGCAGACGACCGGAATCACGCAGCGCAGAAATACAGGCTTCACTGAGTTCGTGCATATTGCCGCGCTTGCTCAGCCCCAGCAGGTTGCAGAGTTCTTCAAGTACCACGCGGGCGGTGTAGCCGGGGTCGGCCTCAATCAGTAGCGCATCGCGGTTCTGTGCTGCGTACTCCCGCAGGATCATGGTCTTGCCAAGCCCCGCAGCACCGTAAATAACGTTGAGGTCACCATCCATATGCGCGAGGCGGATAACCTCCATCCCTTTGCGCGAGGTCACAGTCGGGATAAAGCGGGACGTGATGCGGCGGGATTTTTCTTTATCCGCCTCACGGGCCATGAAGCTGCGGGCCAGTTCATCGATACTGCGTACATCACCGGCATATTTTCCCTGCAGGTACTGGTTAATGACTGCCGGGCTTTTACCCATAGCACGGGCTACCTGTGTCTGGCTGTAGCCCTTACGGCCCATCAGCTCATTCAGTTCTGTTTGTATGCTCATTTGTCTCTCACTTACCGGTATTGCCGGTTTTTCTCAGGTATTCATCGCGGTCTGTTTCGAGGAAGAAATAATGCTCTTCTTCCGTTGTGCGGCTGTATTCCGCAGGGATAAAACTGGTCAGATCATCAAAACGCTGCCCCGGCAGGACAGAGCGGCCTTCGGCCTCGATTTCCTGACGCTTGTCCTCAACGCGATTAAGGCGGCGCTGGCGACGTTTCTCAACGGCCACATCCATCGCGCTGACCGGAATAGCGGCGCGTTTGTTGCCGTTCCAGATGGCGGTGCAGACATAAGAGCCATCCATCCGCCGGACAATCACCGACTGAGGATCGTGAATATCGAAGGCAACGCGAACTTCTTCGCTATCAACCTGAATCAGCTCTTCAGAGAAATAATCGTTGTTGAAGAGGCGCAGCCAGCCACGCTGGGCGGTACGCACCATCTCCGGCATAAAGGCTTCGCGTAGCTCAACATCGGTCAGATACTCGATCTCGTCTCCCTCAGCCTCCAGAACGGCGCGGCGGTAAGCCGCTGGTGTCATGTGATGACCGTTGCGCTTTGGCAACTCGCGGTGTTCATGGCTGTTGTTGTAGGCGTCGACTTCTTCGGCAATGGCGTCAAGCAGCTGCTGCCATGACGGCAGTTTTCCCAGCGCCGCACGCTGTACCGGCGTCAGTTCGCGCCCGTTCTCCAGCGCCTTTACTGCAGACTGGATGGCGCGGGATGTGATGCGGGCATGTTCGCGGTCAGCGCTGTCGCCGCTGAAGGTGTCGAACTGCATGGCCACACGGCGGGGAACGCCTTTGTTAAGACGTTCGATGATGCCGCGTGACTGCGGACGCCCCGGAATACTGGTCGGGTGCTCAATACCGAGACGACTGAAAATACCTGTCACATCGGCATCAAGCGTTTTGTTGGTTTCACCGCCGCCGTTATCGGAATACACGAACAACGGTTTGCCAAAATGGCGCATGGCGTAGCGGTAAGCATCGGCCACCGCGATGACGCTTTCGGAAAGTGCCAGGCTCCAGCCCGTAATGAAGCGGGTGCGGCCATCAATAATCAGCGTCAACTCGGGGGTGAAGGGGCGGCCATGGTCAGGGTGTGCGACCTTCATTTCCAGTGACTTACCATCCGCAATCCAGCAGCCATTAACCGGCATCTGTGACCAGTCACGTTTCTGGAAGCATTCATAAGCCAGTGCAGCCGAGCCGCTGACGCGTCCACGGGCTTTCTCGCGGCGTGGCAACTTGTCCATTGCACGGCGAATGGCATCATATGACGGGCAGGCAGCGACCATTGCAGGCTGGTCGGCATAGACAACGGCCCATTCAGCCTGAAAATCGCGGTAAGCCTCACGCAGGTTCGGGCCTTTGCGGTTGCGCCAGTGAGCCAGAAAATCCGGGAGCCACTTAATCTGCTCAGGCTTCTTCGCTTTCAGGTGACCGGGTGCCAGCATGGCCATCCGCTCAACGCCTGGCTTTGTGGTTTCAAAAATGGTCAGCCATTCCTGCAGGCTGCGGGTGCCAACACCGGCACGGCTGGAACCCTTGCGGGCATTGGCCAGTTCCGCCGCTTTGAGCAAGTGAGCGGGGAGAGTTCCCTTGCGGGATTCGATTGATACGTAACTGACCGCAGCTGTACGGGACATACCTGCATCCCGCAGCTTTTCGACCTCCATCGCCAGCGTGGCGCGGGCATCAGCGATCTGTTTCTGCTTCTCTGTCAGAGAACCCACCTCACGGGTAAGCAATGCCGGGCACTGGCGAATCAATTCCAGCTCATCGCGTTGTTTGACCGTGGATGTTTTACGTGGGAGGACTGGGTTTGAATCGAGTTTACTTCCCAGAATGCTTTGATACATCTGCTCGCGTATTGCCTGCTGAGCTTCGCGGGGAAGGTTGTCAATGGGATAGATTAGACCGCCACCGACACCCTTCCTCTTTTGAGACGACCATCCCTCTCTTTTTGCTCGTTCACGTATATTCCGAGATGTGCCAGGCAATCCCGGCAAACTCATCTGAGCAAGTTCCTCAGCGCTAAAGTGAGTTTTTATACTCATAAGAAAATTCCCTTACTCGAAATTACTTATGTACATGAACAAAAGAGTCGTTAAAATCGTTCTGGTAACGGCTGGGCCAGATGATTTGTGGCGCGACACCAATCGCTTGCGCGATGATTAGCTGTCCTTTTGGCCATTTTCTGTCCAGAGCGTTATTAAGGGCAGTAGGGGTTTTATAACCGTGATGCTTTGAAAGCCCACGGAGTGACCAGCCACGTTTATGCAAAGCCGCGACAATATCAGCTCGATGCCAGTCGTGATCCTGATGTGTTTGCGGATTTTTTTGCGTCATCTTTTTTGCTCATTTAGTGAAATCATGAACAAAGACTAAGCGCAAATAAGATGAAAATCAACTCGGACGAGTGGATTAATTTGCTCATCCGAGATAGAAATCCAACTTAAATGAGTGCGATTATTGTGAAAAAAGAAGAAAATCAGAATGTTAAATCAAACTTGGATGCGATAGGAAATGAACTATCCACTCATCCAGGTAAAGCAAATCAACTCGGATGTGAAGGTTTTCATGAGCGATTGCGAGAGTTGTTGGCAAAATTCAAAAGCACAAACGCATTTGCGGTTGCTGCAGGTGTGTCTCCATCAGGCATAAACCGCTTGCTGGATGGTGGCTTCCCCACGTTGCCAATCCTTTTAGCATTAGCGAAAGCAGGGAATGTCAGTGTTGAATGGTTATCGACCGGGCAAGAGGTTCAAAGCAATAAACAAGAACTAGTGACCTCTCATAGCAACATGGCAGTAGATGTCAAAGGTAACGATGTTGATTTGAGCGAGTTTGTTTTTGTCCCTCGGTATAATGTCTCTGCAGCAGCAGGGTACGGTGCATGGAACGATGAAGAGACACCAATGTTCACGGTGAGTTTCCGCCGATATTGGGTAATCAATCACTTGAAGGCAGATCCATCAATGCTTTCTGTTATCGGGGTGTATGGAGATTCTATGGAAGGTGTCCTGAATGACAAGGATATTATCCTTGTTAATCATGGAGACAGAGACCCACGAGAGGGGATTTACGTACTGCGTATCGATGGGCAGCTTATCGTTAAGCGGGTTCAGCGCATCCCAGGATCGATGCTGCGTGTGAGCAGCACTAATCCAGCGTATGAGCCCTTTACAATCAATCTCGACAATGTCCCTACTGATTTTGACATTGTAGGAAAAGTCGTCTGGTATGGAAGGGTGATTTAA